TGATGACATCCTGAAACGGGGCTGTGGGATCACGACCCAGTCCCAGAACATTGGATTCAATAAGCCCTTGTGAGGAATCCAGATCGCTTGAGACAAAGGGAACAAGATGAAATTCGGCAGGCAGTGGCGGCGTGCCGTAGGCGGTTTCAAAACCAAGTAACATGCGGGCATTCCACCCGTAAGCGCGTGACATGGGACATATCTCCTTTATTGTAATGGGTTGAGAGTTGAGTATTCGAGTGTGATGGGGATAACAGCTGCCTTGATTGCAGGCGCACCTTCAATAGCTTCGAGAATAAATTCCGGTGCGCCGATACTCATATAATCGACAGCCCCGTTGAGATACGGATCAACAATCAAAGCCGATCCGAGGGCAACCAGCAAAACATCCAGCGCCATATCACGTTGAGCGATATCGGCTTCCTGCACCAAGACCTCAATCTCGGCTTGATGCTGATAGTGATAACGTGTCGGTGACAATGTGATCTCCGGTTCTCTCGGGTCACCGTCACGTAAAATCACCAATCCTGTTTTAGGAATTTTGACAGGCACAGGATCATTGCGTGTGACAGCGATATCACTTAAACCGTTTTGCAGGCATAAAAAAAGCCCCTGAAGGGCTTGCTCTCGTTTGGATAAATTCATGTCTTTTACTCATCAGGCCAGTATCGCAATATCAATTGCGGAATACGGCTATTCCATTTTTCGGCTTGCTGTTGAAAACTAAGATGCCGTGGCATTTTGACTTGGGGGACAAGCCAGAACATCACAACACTTGTAAGACCCCGCCCTGTTGAGAGAGTTCGGTTGCTGGCTTTGCGAAACCCCCGCAATTCTCCGGTCTGACGTTTAAAAGAAGGTTGCATCTCTCTGGCAACAAGCAGTGACGGCCCGTTGGCACGATAGACAAATTGCAACCTTGTGCCTTTGGCTTTTTCGTAATTACCCGGGGTCGTCTTTTTCCCCATAATGCGCTTTGGGGCATTCGGTGTCGGAATGGCCAGCCAAAATCCGTCCTTGGATCGGATGATCGTGCCTTGATCAAACCCCTCCATAATTTTAGAGGCTCTTGTATAAACCACGCCCGCCGCCCGAATGGATAATCCGAATTGCGGATAAACAGCATCCCGCCAAGTATTCGCCAGTCGCTGTCCTAATCCCGCAGATAAAACCTGACGGCGCATATCCATCTTTAAACCGTCAGAGGCTTCGGACACCGCACGAGTGACGGCATATTCGGCATTGCGATATTCACGCTTCATATAGTCTTTTAAATTTCCCTCAAGGGCTGCTTTCAATCTCATACATTTCGACTTTCAGGGATAAATCATGCTGATTGGCAATCGGCTCACCTTGTGCTTTGTAAATGCGGTCATTCACCGTAATGCTATCAATCACCTTATTGATCGGGATATCCGCTTTTTTAAGATCGAACATTCTTGTAGCACTATGCACCCGCGTATCAAGAATAGTGGTGATCTCATCGGGGAAACGGGGAATGACATCTGCCGTTATCTCCGATCCATCCTCAAAACGGATGAGAGCCTGCACCGCAAACACACGAAACAGGCTCTCGACAGATTGGGCCGCTATGCCGTGAAACTTACTCATGATGCTTCTGCCTCGCGGTCTTTGAGGATTTGTTCCCAAGCCTGATTGCGTAATTCGGCGGAGATATCAGCTTCCAAAACAGTCTCGATGGCATCGACATTGGGCTTACCGCTTTTGCCGTAATCTTTCTTGGGATCAAGCATTTCGATAACTTCAATGACATCATCAATCGATGGCCCTGCGTTTGTTGCAGTCTCGGACGTCGTCCCATCAGATAAACGACCTACAGTCGCAAAGCCACGAGCGATAAGACGCTCTGCTTCTTTTTTATCCAACGTGACGGTTTCATGCGGATGGACGGTTTTGCCGTCAACATCCAGTGTGATGAGTGCTGTAATTTGCATGGGGTTTGTTCTCCTTATCTGACAGTGGCACAAAATGATGCGTTGGGACGGTACGGCACAAGAAGCGGTGCAGATTGCAAGAGCAACCAGCGGACAGCCGGGTCTTGTTCCAGCCATGATTTTGAGAAATATCGCTGTGCTCGATAATTGGCAGCCTCATCCATGATTGCACCGTAACAACGTGTCCCTTCAAGCTGACCCGTGCTGCCGATCAATACCGTATAATCGGGCATCAGCTTTTGGGTTTGATCCTGCTCATCAACATAGCGGTCATTATAGACCCAGAAGTCCAGATCACCGATTGAACCGACATAACGGGCAAGATCATTCCCTGTGCCGAATGCCATCGGCCCGAGATTAATCCCCGCACCATCACGCAGGCGTCTGATATCGAGAAGTTTCTCGACATTAGCGTCAGATTTAAACAACCGCCATGCAAGCGCATCCATAATCACGGTACGGGCAACCGCACCTGATTTTTCCTGAATGGTGGCGACCCAGTCTTCAAGATTATTGAGCGGATTAATACCTGCTTCACCCCAACGGGATGAGCCTGCTAATGCAACGGTCAATGACGGATCACGTCCGAAATCAATGACAACAGTCGGGTAGTTTTCACCTTCGACCGTGATCTTACCTGTCCGCATCGCCTCGGATGCCATCACCTCTTCACGACGGGTCAGGTTTTCCAACTGTTTCATGAGTGTCCGGTTCAAATTGGATTCAAGGCGTTGTTGCGGGGATAATGTCCCGCCGATCCGTTCCCCGATAGAGCGTTTGAGAGGGCGCATCGGATCAAAGCGGCGTTTGTCTTTGGCATAGGCCGGCTTGAAGCTCTTGGTCATATAGCCTTCATCATCAACGACCTGTCCGGCCACAAGCGGTGAGACAAAGGGTGTGATGCGCGGTTTAGATTTATCGACATCAAAGTGAATTTCTTCACTTTCTTCTGTCTGTTCGGACATAAAGAATGTATCGAGCAAGAACGAGCTTGGACGATGCAGGTTTTCGACCACGCGGGTCAAAACATGGGTGCTGAAAATATCAACGGGCATGAGGTTTCCTCCTGATTAAATTGATTGGGTTGGGTTAAAAAAGTCTGTGACCCTAGGCTGAGATGTTTTGGCGCAGGGTAATATTACGTAAGCGCAAAGTGGCAGAGATGGTCTCGATGGTGTGGCCTGTGCCGAGTGTCAAAGCCTTGGTATTGAACTCACCACTGAAATACACCACGGCTTGGGCATCGCCGCTTAAGGCATCAATATCTTCGGCCAGAATAACATCCGGCACTTCCGATCCGTCATTTGCGGCAGAGGCTGAGAGTTTGTACTTGCCATCCGCCGTCACTTTGCCGAGAACCGCGCCTTTTTGTAAATTCTGTCCCGAGGCAATGGTGATCAAGCGTTCAACGCGCGGAAATTCACCTGCGAGTAAATTACAAGGGACATATTCCCCGTTATTATTAAATCCTTCTGTTCTCATGAGTCATCATCCTTTCTGAAATGAGGTTGGGTTAAATGGCGGCGGCGATGCGTTGAGCCACACTGTCGATATCGTTTTCGACTTCTTCGGGATCAGGTCGAATATCCGGATTATCAACCGATGCCATGGCCTTTTCGAATGGTGTGATATCGGCTTTGACATCAGGCGAGGCACAGGCCAGAAGATGTTTGGCCTCAACCGGACTTAATTCCGTTCCAAGCGCAATTTCCTGTGCCAGCTTTTCTCGGCCTTTGGCTTCCTCTGATCCGAGAATATCGTCGAAGCGTTTGCGTTCTTCGGCACGGGCATTCGCCGAGATTTGCGTTATCAGCTCGGGATGGTTGGCTTTCAATTCGTCAAGTGTCATGGGTGGGTTCTCCTTTGCAGTTTGTGATAAAAAAAGCCCCTCGGTTTGAGGGGCGGGTTGAGTTGAATAGTGGGTAATCAGTTTTTCCAGCGAACCGATGCGATCTGCCAGACCTGCATCAACGGCCTGTTGACCGATAAAGACATCGCCGCCGCCGTAATCATTCAAAACACGGGATGCATCAATATTGCGGTGACGGGCAATCGACCCGATAAACACATCGGCCATGGCATCAATACGGGATTGCAATCGTGCATGCCCGTCATCACTGGCAGGATCAAGCCGTTTATGCGGGGATTGTGAGGAGACTATTTCAATGGCCTTGTCATCATCGGATTTACGATACATACCCACCACCCCGATTGATCCGAGAGCAGAGGTTTCGGACACAACGATTTCATCTGCGGCAGAGGCAATCCAATAGGCTCCTGATGCGGCATCACCGGACGCATAAGCAATAATCGGTTTTTGTCCTCGGGCCTCATAAATCATTGAGGCTAGTTCGGACACACCATTGACCTCACCGCCAGGGGAATCGATATCCAGAATAATCGTATGGATTTTAGCATTATCCAGCGCCGATCTGAAATCCTTGGCGATGAGTTCGTAGCTGGTCGCCCCGCTGATGGATGTGAAGATATTAGCATAGCGAAACAACGGCCCTGTTACGGGAATAATTGCAACACCGTCCCGTTCAATCACATTATAAGTGTTTTGTAATTCACGACCCAATTTGGCAGCAACGGCTTGCGGTGATTCGTTTTCCCGCATGGCAATCTGCAATATTGTTTGCATAGCCGTTTCGGTAATGGCCCATGGTTCACCTGCGATCCGATTCCATATCTTCATCATCTTTGTCCTTTTCCGGTTCATTTGTATTGAGGATGCTGTTCACATCATTGATGCTTAAACCCAGTTCGGTAATTTTGGCTTTTTCACGGGCAAGCTGTTCCAAGACTTCTTCCCAATCTAAGCCCTGCGCTGCACATTCATCTTCCAAAGAGGAGAGACCGATTTGCATGCGAAGCTGAGCAGCTTTGGCCTCTTTGACAGGATCAACCCATCCGCGCCCGGGGCCGATCCATTTGACTTTTGCCCAGGCATGGCGTTTCTCATAAAAATCAGGCGCATCAATCACGCCTTTATTGATCGCTTCTTCCAGCCACAGCTCATAAACAGGCTTCGCCCAGTAGGTTGCCAGCCATTGTCGTTTTGCCGAAAAATACCGCCATGCTTCCAACAATGCCGCCCGCGCTGATGAGTAGTTCGTCTTGGAAAAATCCTTCATTAAGAGTTCAAAGGGGATATTGAGACCTGCACCGATATGGCGCAGGACATTTTCGACAAACTGGCCATAACCGCTATTAGGACGGCTTGGTGTAAAGGGTGCAACCTTATCACCCGGGAACATCGGAATAATCGATCCGCCCTGCAATTTGATATCCCATTCATTCCGAGCCGCCAGATAATCATCACTTGACCCACCAAACACTTCGGCAATCGCCTCACCATCCATCGGTGTTTCGATAAAGGCGGCAATCATGGCATTCACGACGGCGGCCTGTAATTCGGATCGCTCGTAGTGATCCAGCATTTTGAACATCGGCATGATAGATGTCAGAAGCGGCTTGCCACGCTGTTGGCCTGTGCGTTCCTTATCATGCACATGAATGACGCGCCTGCGACCAAAATTCGTATGAGTTGGAATGCGTTGCCATTCCATTGTATCACTACCCATCGACAACATCGCATCACCGGGGTGGGATTTACGAATATGATAGGCCATCGGCGCACCATAGGCATCAATCTCGATCCCGCCCCGCATGGTTTTGCTGTCATGTTTGCCTGCAGGATTGGATAGACGATCCGATTCCACTAACTGAATGGTCGTGGCGTATTTTGTGCCGCGCTTATCCAGCCATAAAGGAAGAGCCAAGGCCTCCCCGTTGATCAAACTGGACCGAAATATCAAAGAGGTCATACCCGCAAAAGTCAGACTTTGTGCGGCATCGCATGATGTGCTCTCCGCCCATGATCGCCATTCGGATTCAACATGACGCGCCCAGTCATCAGCCCAATCTTTATCTTTGCCCAAGGCTTTATAATCGGGAGTGACCGATAATCGCAAACCCGTGCCGACCACATTATCGGTCAAGGTCTGCATTGCTCCTGCCGCCACACCGTGATTACGGCTCAGATCACGGGAGCGGGATACCAGCGTCGGGAGTTCACCCAGCAAATCACTATCTGCCGATCCAATCGGCGGTAGCCAGCTTGATAATTCGCGCGACCGATAGGATGCCGCGCGATGCGCCGTGTCATTCGCCTTCATCGGATTGCCTGATGCGTCAAGAATTTGAACCATAAATGAATCCTTTAAAATCGTGTGCGGATAATGCCGCGACGGGATGTGCCTCCCCGTTTGGCAATCTCGCCTTCAAGTTCATGGATGTATCGCTCCAGCGCATCAATATTGCTTTGGCTGTAAGTGGTTGCGCCATAACCATGTAGGCTGACACTCACTTCCTGTGTTCCGGTCAGCAAACGGTGGCGTGCTTCTTTGGCCTGAACCAATCTGGTTTCAAGGTCTAAAAGTGTTTCTGTCATTGTAATTTTTCCAATAAAAAAGCCACCCGAAGGTGGCTTTGCGTTTAATATATCTAGATTTTATCCAGTCACACAGTTTAAACAGGCTAATTCTGGTGTACTACGAACCTCATCCAATCTCAAATAATGCTCGTTTCCCGCATGTTTTTTAGGATGTTCTATTTGGAACGTATAATAAATATTATCAACTTCGGTAATGACAACCGGAAGAGCCTTTCGTCCATTCCAAGAGATCCACGCATTATCACCAACATTAAACTTCTCGGTAGATCTTTGAGTATAATGTAATGGTGTTATTCCTTTGATAGTAATAGATTTGCGTTCTTTTCCTTGTTGGGGACGAACTTCACAGTCCAGATTATCAATGGCTCGCTGCATCATATTAAAATATACGCTTTGTGAGTCTTCTATATCTTTGTACCAGAATCCTGCACTGACTGCGGCAAAAATCAAACTACCAGTGGATACATAATTAGCAGGAGAATTTTCGCCGTCAGGATAATTAAAATTCATTTTTTCTGCGATATGTTTGAGTTTATATGCACCCTGTTTTTTTGTAACTGTCCTCGTTGCAGGGATTTTTGAAACAAGAACATAGGAACGAAGAAATTCCTCAATTGCAGAATCGGATAACATTACGTCTCGTTCATGTCGGAATCTTTTGACATGTTCTTGTGCAGTTTCGCCTTTATAATGTTGTGTGTTTATACCATTACCAGCATGGGTCAAACGCGGATATATTTCCATTGCCAGCTTAATAGATGCCCGTCCTGCGGCTAGGTATAGTGGCTTCGCAGTGGGATTAAATCCTTTATCTTTCAAATATTCATTGAAAGAAGTCCAGCTAACATCCCTTATCATTGCTGGCTTATAAAACTCCGCAGGTGATTGCTGAACAGCACTACGCAAGGCGGCATTGCTTGAGAAACCTAATGCACGAGCCAGAGCCTCAGTAAGATGGGAAGATTTAATGTCGGGGAAATATTTGGCAAGATCATCCTTCATCGATTTAATTTGTTTGGATGAATCTATAAGTATAGAGAATTTAAGCATAGTTATATCCTTTTAAAAATAAGGGCTGAGTTTGCCGATTACGCTACAACCCAAATTAAAAGGGAGTAAAACTATTCTTGTCAGTCAAAGCTGGGACGTTTGACTCGGCAACAAGTCACAGGTGTCCGTACCTGAGATATAGTCTACAAAATAAAAATTCATCCGACAAGATTTAAAGATACGGATCGTCTGCTTTGATCGCTTTCCGTTGCTGTATTTTAGATTTGGCTTTCGGCTTTGATTCCGGTTGCGGTTTTTCGTCTACACTGTTTGATTGCGCAACCGGAAGTTCGATGCCCCGTGTCGGTATCTTCACATCCACACCTAATGCTTGTTCTAACCTCCGCCATTTATAATCAGACATCCGATCCAACCCATAAACACTGGCGGCGGCTCTGGCATAAACACGGCAGTCCAAGGCTTCGTTGTTACGGGTCGGGTCTTTTTCCCAGACCTGTTTCGGAAAGCCCCGAATGATTTTGGTTACACATCGCTCTGCTGTGATCTGTTTAAAATACTCCTCGCCATACTGCGGAAAGAAACATACGCCTGTCGGCATCGGAATGCCGTTACCCAGATCTTCCCGTGTCGGCCATTCCAATTTGAGCCAACGATAGAGTTCCATTTTGGCAACAGGGCCGGAGACATTCCACAC